GGCCAAGGTTCTAGTGTCATTGACTTTGAAATCAGAAATCTTGGATACAACTATGGACAACAACAAATTCTTACAGTTCCTGTCGGAGGAAGCACTGGAATTCCTACAGATCCAACTAAAACTTTTTCAGAGTTCAAGTTAACGATTGAAAGAACAGAATCTGATGAATTTGCTGGTTGGCATCTGGGAGAACTTGAAGTTCTCGACAAAATTGAAAGTAATTTCAATGGAACTAAGAGATCATTTACTATCAATAGAAACGGTTCTCCTTTAACAATTAGAGCCGCCGAAGGATCTTCAATTGATGTTCAAGCAACACTTCTTGTATTCTTAAATGATATTTTACAAGTTCCAGGAGAGGGTTATACTTTTACTGGTGGTAGCACATTAACTTTTGCAGAACCACCTAAAGGCCCTGCAGCCGATGGATCTTTTGATGGAGACAAGTGTAAGATTCTCTTCTATAAAGGAAGTGGTGACGTTGACGTTACATTCCGCGACGTTTTGGAAACCGTTAAAGAAGGTGATACATTACGTATCATGGGTGACACTAAACAAGATGTTAGATTGGTTGATGAAGTCACCTCATCTGACACTGTAAGCACACTTGCATATACTGGCCCTGGAATTGATGGTAATCCAGATAATAAGAGGCCAGTCACTTGGTGCAAACAAAGGAATGATAAGTTTATTGATGGACAATTTGTTAGTAAGAGTAGAGTATTAAATGAGGCTTTAGTCAATCCAACCACAAATATTATTCAATCTGTTGGTGTTGGAACGACAATTGTCTTTGTAAGTAGTGTCAAATCGTTCTTTGATCCTAGAAATGAAAATCAAACAACAGCAAATACTCAAAAAATAATTATTGTCTCTCAAGATTCTGTTGTTGGAGCATCTGCAACAGCAATTGTATCTGTTGGAGGAACAATATCTTCAATTTCTGTAAGTGATGGTGGTAAAGGTTATTCATCCGCTCCTGCAGTTACAATAGGTAATCCTGTTGGATATGGAACAACAGCAAGAGCTAATGCTACTGCTACCATATCTGGAGGTGTGGTTACTTCAATTGCTGTTGGTTCTACCTCTGGATTTGGATATACATCCACAAGCGTTCCTCAGGTATTGGTTGAACCACCAAGTTTGACTGCAGAAGTTAATACTTCCGCATCATATACTGGAGATTTTGGTGGAATTGTTGGTGTAAAAACAACCTCTGTTGGTGTTGCCTCTACTGGTTTTGTTCTCGATTTCTTCATCCCAGTAGATTCTTTCTTGAGAAATACTTCCATTGTTGGATCTGCAATAACTATAAGTGGAATTCAAACAGGATATTACTTTACAGTTTCAAATAGTAATGTTGGTAGTGGTGTAACCTCCCTTTATCAAGATGGTTCTACTTTAGGAATAGGAACTCAGTTCTTAGATGGTGTATTTGAAGCTGCCGCAGTATCCGTTGCAACCACAGCCGTCGCTGGTGTTGGAATCACTTATGTTGCAAGAGTAACCACAAGTGTTTCTAATCTTGGAAATATTTCTGGAATTGGATTAACTGAATATTATGGAGACTTCTCCTGGGGAAGAATTGTTCTTGGCAACAGAACAAATGCAAAGGCATTTAATGCCTACACTCAGAACGGAGTAACTGGAATTTCAACATCAGCAAAAGTCACCAGAGTAAAACCATTAAAGCACAGTGGTTATTCCTAACCCTAATAAATAAGTAAAAAACCGTCTAGAAATGTCAGCAATCATAACTGATCAGCTTCGTATTTTGAATGCAAAGGAGTTTGTTGCGAGTGTGGCTTCAACCGCCAACTCGTACTACTCTTTTGTGGGATTACCAAATCCAACAGATGTAAGTTCTACTTGGGATACTGATCCCCCAGATCCTAGAGATAATTTTGACGAAGAGAATAATTATTGGGACACTATGATTGCCCTGAAGAAAATTGGTTCTTCAGATATAAAGCAAGTTATTAGAAAAGTAACCTGGACTTCAGGCATTACTTATGACATGTATAGGCATGATATTAAGGCGGAAAATCCATCCAAACCTTCAAATTCCATCACGATCTATGATGCAAATTATTATGTGATGAACTCTGACTATAGAGTTTATATTTGTCTTCAAAATGGAACTAATCCAGAAAATACTTCAGGTAGGGCATCTTTAGATGAACCAACTTTTACCGACTTAGAACCTAGAGAGGCGGGAACAAGTGGTGATGGATACATCTGGAAATATTTGTATACCATAAGCCCAAGTGACATCATTAAATTTGATTCCACTGAATTTATGCCTGTTCCTGCGGATTGGAGCTCTAGTTCTACCGTTGCCACTGTCAGAGATAATGCATCTACTAGTGGACAGTTAAAAATAGTAACTGTGACTAACAGGGGTGTTGGTATGGGAACTGCTAGTAGAACTTATACCAAAGTACCTATCAGAGGAGATGGAACTGGAGCAGAGTGTACTGTTGTAGTCAATAGCAATTCAAAAGTAGAGTCTGTCACAGTTTCTTCTGGTGGTTCTGGATATACTTATGGAACTGTTGATCTCGCTGGTGGTGGAGCACCGACTGGAACAACCTCTCCAGTCTTTAACGTAATTATTCCACCGCAAGGAGGACATGGTGCTGATGTCTATAGAGAACTTGGAGCAAGAAATGCTTTAATTTACTCTAGAATTGAGAATGATACTGAAAACCCTGATTTTATTACAGGAAATCAGATCGCTAGAATCGGAGTAGTTCAAAATCCACAAGCGTATAATTCAACTTCCAATTTAGAATTGGATAAAGCAAGTGCTGTGTACGCTTTAAAATTAACAGGTGCTGGTTATAGTTCTGCTACGTTTACTGCAGACGCTCGATTTACACAAACAGTTGGTGTTGGTTCCACTGCCATTGGTAGAGTCGTTTCTTATGATTCAACAACAGGTGTTTTAAAATATTGGCAAGACAGAAGTCTTGTTGGATTTAACACTGATGGAAGTCAAAACACTGATCCTACTCATGGATTTAATCTGCTTAGATTTACTTCAACTCCAGCAACCGGAGGATCAGTAAATATCCTTGGAGGTTCTACTACTTTAGCGATTCAGACATCGTTCACAGGTATCTCAACTGTAATAAATAGTAGGACATATTACCTTGGGCAATCATTTACCCAAGGTGTTTCTCAACCAGAAGTCAAAAAATATTCTGGAAATATTATTTACGTAGATAACAGGCCTTCGATCACAAGATCGACGAGTCAAAAAGAAGATATCAAAGTCATTTTGCAGTTCTAAAGAATTATGTCCCAGGAAACAAATCTCAATGTAGCGCCATATTTTGATGATTTTGATGCAAATAATGACTACTACAAAGTATTATTCAAACCAGGATATCCAGTTCAGGCAAGAGAGTTAACAACTCTGCAGTCTATACTGCAAAATCAAATCGAAAGATTTGGACAGCACTTCTTTAAAGAAGGATCAAAAGTAATACCTGGAAATACGACATATAATAAAGAGTATTATGCTGTTCAGATAGATAATTCTTTTTTGGGGATTCCTGTATCTGACTATATCAGTCAAATACTTGGCGCAAAAATTACAGGACAGACTTCTGGAGTCTCTGCTGTTGTAAATAAAATTCTTTTGGCAAATGAGTCTGAAAGAGGAAATACCACTCTTTACATAAACTATTTGTCGTCAAACTCACAAGATAATCTTTCTGGATTATTTTTGGATGGAGAATCTCTAGAAGTAAATGTAACAATAGCTTCTGCAAATACAATTATTGCTAGTGGAGAACCTTTTGCAACCACCATTGCAAACTCTGCAACAGCAACTGGTTCTGCATTTTCTATTTCAAATGGAATTTATTTTGCAAAAGGACAATTTCTTGGAGTATCTGATGAAACGCTTCTTTTAGATCAATATGACAATTCTCCTAGTTATAGGATAGGTTTATTAATTAATGAAGAGATTATCAATGCAGATATTGATAATTCTTTAAATGACAATTCAAAAGGATTTAATAACTATTCTGCGCCAGGTGCAGATAGATTAAAGATTACTGCATCTCTATTCAAAAAAGAATTAGATGATTTTGACGATAATAATTTTGTTGAATTAGCTACTGTTACAAGTGGCAATTTAAGAAGTAAGCAAAATACAACAGATTACAACATCATTGCGGATGAACTTGCTAGAAGAACATATGCAGAATCTGGAGACTACTATGTAACTCCTTTCGATGTCTCTTTGAAGAACTCTTTAAATGATGGTATTGGAAATAGAGGAATATTCAATCTAAATCAACAAACTTATGGTGGTTCAAGTCCTTCTGATGACTTGGCATTATATCAGATTTCTCCAGGTAGAGCTTTTGTTAAAGGATATGATGTTGAAACAATTGGAACCTCATACTTAGATGTTTTAAAACCAAGAACAACAAAGGTTTTAAACAATCAGTCTATAAACTATAGTACTGGAGCCACACTAAAACTTAATAGAGTTTATGGTGCTCCTACGATTGGAATTGGTAATACCTATGTTTTAAGTTTAAGAGATTCTAGAGTAGGATCCAATCAAACTGCTGCTGCAGGAAAAGAAATTGGATTGGCAAGAGTTTATGATTTTAATTTAGAGTCTGGATCATATACACTCTCAAATCTTGATATTAACCAGTGGAAAATTTCTCTGTTTGATGTTCAAACATTTACAGAAATATCATTAAATGAACCAATTACTTTATCAACACCAACTTTTGTTAAAGGAAAGCATAGTGGTGCTAGTGCATTTATAAGCACCTCAGTAACTTCTAGTGCATCTTTGACTCTTTATGATACAAAAGGAGATTTTGTTAAAAATGAACCATTTATTTTTAACGGTGTTGAAAATAGTAGAGTAGCTATAGCAGTAACCTCTTTTGGTATTTCCGATGTTAAATCAGTTTCCCACGTAGTTGGTTCTGCATCGTCATTTACTGCTGATACAATTCAAACAGAATTATTAAACATTGGTGTATCGACAATTAGTGGATTTTCTGGTTCTGGTGGAATTAGTACAATTTCTAGTATCAATCCACAGTTCCCAGGACAATTAAAAGTAAAAAATCTTCTTAAATTTAGTAATCAAACTTCTCCAGATCCAGTTTTTGCAGAAGTTGTTAGTGTTGGATCTTCTGTCGTAACTGTAACAGGAATTCAAACAGTCACAGGAGTTGTTGATGGAGACTTGCCTGTAAATGAATTAGCTATTTCTAATCTCTCAGTTATTTCAACTAATCTTGAGGGAACTGACGATGATTCATTCTTTACTGAACTTCCAAAACAAAACATTTATGAGGTTGATTTAACTGATGCATCTTTAAGCATAAGAAAGTCATTTGATGTAACTATTAGTAGTGGCCAGCTTTCTTCCGCAGTTAGCGCAGGAACTAATGAGTCTTTCTTACCGTTTACTAATTCCAGATATGAATTAATCAAAAAAGATGGAACGATTGAGGCATTAACAACAGATAAGGTTGACATTAGTGCTGATGGAAGTCAAGTTCAAATCTATAACCTTAGTTCTGGAAATGACGATGCAACTTTGATTGCAACTTTAAAAAAATTAAAACCAAAATCAAAAGTTAAACTTCAAAATAGAGTTTCTAGTTTAATTGTAGATAAGTCAAGATCAACATCTTCTGGAATTGGAACTACGACTTTAAATGATGGATTAACTTATGATAACTATGCATATGGAACCAGAGTTCAAGATGATAAAATTTCTCTTAATGAACCAGATATTATTACAATTCATGGCATTTATGAGTCTGTAAACACCTCTGATCCCTCAGCACCCAAAGTTACACTATCTTCAATTAGTGGCCCAACTGGAAGAACTTCCGATATCGTCATTGGTGAAATGATGAAAGGACAAAGTTCTGGAGCCATGGCTATTTGTGCTGAGAGATTAACCGATTCTCAAATATCGTTCATTCATAAAAATAATAAAAACTTTAAAGAGGGTGAAGTTGTAACGTTTGAAGAATCTAACATTGTTGCATCAATTACAACCATAGAGACTCCAAGTATCAATGTATCTACTCGTTATACGTTTGATAATGGACAAAAAGAATCTTTCTATGATTATGGATTTTTAACTAGAAAGTCTGATGCTAAAGAACCTAATAGAAAACTTAGAGTATACTTTGCTAGTGGATATTATGAGTCAACTGATGATGGCGACATAACAACAGCACAATCTTATAATTCTTTTGATTATGATACTGAAGTACAAACTGTCAATAATATAAGAAATACTGATATAATTGACATTAGGCCTAGAGTTTCTTCTTATACTTCATTTGTTGGCGGAAGATCTCCATTTGAATTTCATGGAAGAACGTTCACTGGATCTGGAGATTCTGCTGCAAATATTTTAGCATCAGATGAAACAATCGTAACAAGTTACTCTTTCTATCTTGGTAGAATTGATAGAGTGTATTTGACGCCAACAGGAAAATTCCAGGTTAAATATGGAACTCCTGCAGAAGTTCCTCAATTACCATCTCAAACAGATGATGCTCTAGAAATAGCGACAATAAATCTTCCTCCATACCTTTATGATGTATCCGATGCTTCCATTAGTTTCTTAGATCATAAGAGATTCAGGATGTCTGATATCAAACGTCTTGAAAATAGAATTAAAACACTTGAATATTATACATCATTATCTCTCCTTGAGATGAACACCTCAAATCTTTTTGTTCCTGATTCTTCGGGAGTTAATAGATTTAAGTCTGGATTCTTTGTTGATAATTTTACTTCATTCTTGGCACAAGAAACTTCCGTTGAACTTAAAAATAGTGTAGATTTAAATAATCAAGAAATTAGGCCAAGACATTATACAGATTCCTTTGATTTAATTTTTGGCCCTACAGGAAGCATTGCTTCTGGAGATGATATTGCATTTGTTACTCCAGAGGGAAATAATATTTCTAAAACTGGAGATATTATTACTTTAGACTATAGTGAAATTGAATGGTTAAGACAAACTTTCGCAACTAGAACTGAGAGTGTAACACCATTCTTGATTAGTTTCTGGAGTGGAAACATGGAAATGTCTCCACCATCTGATAACTGGGTTGATACTGTCAGTGTTGAAGCAAGAGTTATTGATACAGAGGGTAATTTTGCTCAAACTCTCGCAGAGGCATCTAGAACCCTCAATGTAGATCCTCAAACTGGATTTGCACCTACAATATGGAACTCATGGCAAACTAATTGGACTGGTGAGGAAAGCACAACTGTCAGAGCTCAGGAACGAACTAGAAGGCAAAGGCAAGGACAAGGAACATTAACTGAAGTTGTTGAGGATAGATTTACGGATACCATTGAGAGAGGTGTAGAAAGCAGAACAGGAACGAGAACTGCTATTATTGAGCAATTTGATAGAACCTCTCAGGGAAGTAGAGTTATTAGTAGAGATCTAATCTCTTTCATGAGATCTAGAAATGTTCAGTTCCATGCTGAAGCCGTGAAACCACAAACTCAGGTTTATCCTTTCTTTGATGGTGTTGATGTTTCTGCATTCTGTGTTCCAAAACTTCTAGAAATTGCAATGATTTCTGGATCATTCCAGGTTGGAGAAACTGTTGTTGGAAGAACAAGGCCTATCGGTGTTCTTCCTCTTGATACTAGAAATGTTGATGCAAGTATTACGTTTAGAGTTGCAGCAACAAATCACAAAGAAGGCCCATTTAATTCTCCATCGAGAAGGTATCTTACAAATCCATATGATAGACAACAATTATCTGGATCATATTCATCAACTTCATCCATTCTAAATGTTGATACATTCTCATTAGCAAATCAACCTGAGGGAACATTCTCTGGATATGTTGAGACGGGAATGATTTTGGTTGGACAAACAAGTGGTGCTCAAGCAACAGTAACTAATCTCAGACTTATATCTGATATATCTGGAACTGTTCAGGGAAGTTTCTTTATTCCAAATCCAAATAATTCTTTAAATCCAAGATTTGAAACTGGAGACAAAGTTTTTACTCTTATTAATAACGTTGACAATGATCAAAATTCTGCGACTTCAATCGCTCAAGAGGGTTTCATCTCCTCTGGAACATTAGAAACTACTCAGGAAACTATTATTTCTGTAAGAAATGCAAGAGTTGATAGAGTAAGTGCTATCCAAGAAAGAGATGTTGCTAGAGTAACAGGAACAGAAGTTCTTGATACCCAAGTTCTTAGATCCTCGTTCCAACCAGATCCACCTCGTAACAGAGATCCATTATCACAATCTTTCTTAGTTGATGAAGATTCTGGAGTTTTTATAACCAAGTGTGATGTGTTCTTTGAAACACGGGATGAAAATGACATTCCTGTTACGATGCAAATCAGAACGATGGAGAATGGACTTCCAACCACAAGAGTTCTTCCCTTCTCTGAAGTAAATTTAACTCCAGCAGAGGTAAATGTTTCTGCAGATGGTTCTGTTGCTACTACATTTGATTTTAGAGCACCAGTTTATCTTGAAGGTGGACAAGAATATTGCGTAACTCTGTTATCAGCTTCAACACAGTATAGTGTGTTTATTTCTAGAGTTGGAGAAGTTGATTTTATTACACAGACATTTATTTCAAACCAACCATATCTTGGATCTTTGTTTAAGTCACAAAATGGTTCTACATGGGAACCAAGTCAATGGGAAGATCTTAAGTTCACTCTATACAGAGCAGACTTTGTTGAAACGGGTTCTGTTGAATTCTATAGCCCAGAATTAACTGAGGGTAATAAAGGCATTGCACAATTAATGCCAAACTCTCTTAACCTAAATTCTAAGGAAGTAAGAATTGGTATTGGATCTACATTGCAGGATACCGTACTAACTTTTGGCAATACTATCACTCAACGTGGAACTGATGGTTCTGGTAAATATGTTGCCAACGCTGGTGTTGCCACTGATACTCTTCGTGTCATCAACGCAGGTGTTGGATACACTCCAGGTGTAGGACACTCCACATTTAATAATATTCCACTTACCACCGTAACTGGAAATGGAAGAGATGCAAGAGCGGAGGTTACGATAAGAAATGGTGTCGCCATTGCAGCAACAATAGTTTCTTCTGGTAAGGGATATGTTCAAGGCGATGTTCTTGGAATAGGAACTATCGGAAACAATTCTCTTGGACTTGGTGCCAGACTGTCGGTTGTATCAATCGCACAAACCAGTCAGTTTGTTCTTCATAATGTTCAAGGAGACTTCTCGGTAACTGGTGTTGGAAATACACTTCAGTTTGTCAATAACTCTGGAGTTACGACAGACGTAAACGCAGCACAGGGTGGTAACGTTTTAGTTAATGAAATTGTAACTGATAATGATGGACTTCACGTTGTAGTCAATCATAAGAATCATGGTATGTATTTTGATGAGAACTTTGTAACAATTTCAGATGTTCAAACCGATATCATACCAACCAGATTATCAGAGGCTTATGATTCAACGTCAACCAGTCCAATAGTTGTTGATAGTACTTCAAATCTTACTCTGTTTGAAAATGTTGGTGTTGGTACAACAAATGCTGGTTACGTTTTAATTGGTGACGAAGTTATATCTTATCAAGATACAACTAGCACAACCCTTGCTGGAACAATTACCAGAGGAGTTGATTCCACAACTGCTAGAAATTATCCTGTAGGAACTCCTGTTTACAAATATGAATTGGGAGGAGTTTCTCTTAGAAGAATCAACAAGACTCACAACTTGGAGAGTGTAACTGTCGCAAATCCAATCGGATTCGATTCTTATAATGTAAGACTTGATATGGGTGCGGCAGGAACAGGAAGAACGACTTCAGATGGTTATCCATCTCTGTTTGTGGGAGAAACTAAGTTTGCTGGAGGAGACTCAATAAAGGCAACTCAAAATATCCCTTATGAAATTATAACTCCTTTAGTTCAGAATATGAACGTACAAGGAACATCTGTTGATGCAGAACTTAGAACTGTTAGTAGCAGAAGCCTTAGCGGTTCCGAAGCTCCATATGTTGATAGAGGATTTGAACCAGTTACATTGAATGAACCAAATTATTTGGAAAGTGCAAGATTAATTGCATCAAGAGTTAATGAAACTAATAAACTTACAACTATTTCTGGAAACAAATCTATGAACTTGAGAGTTAATCTCAATAGCACAGATTCCAGAGTAAGTCCTGTGATTGATACGCAAAGAGTTAGTGCTATCTTTACATCAAATAGAGTGAATGATGTTGTAACTAATTATATCACTGACAGCAGAGTTAACACTCTGCTTGATGATCCAACTGCTTTCCAATATATTTCTAAAGAAATAACTTTAGAAAATCCTGCATCTTCCCTCAAGATTATTGTTGATGCTCATGTGAACATTCACTCTAACATAAGAGCATTCTACTCAATAAGTGAATCTAGTAACTTTGAACCCATTTTTGTTCCTTTCCCAGGATATAATAATATTAATGATAGGGGAGAGATTATCGATGTTGCAGATAACGATGGATTACCTGATACTTTCATTGCACCATCAAAACTCATTGGATTCAGAAATGATGATGTTGATTACAAAGAGTATTCATTCACCATCGATGAACTTCCTTCGTTCAAGGCGTATAGAATCAAACTTGTTATGACATCTACTAATCAAGCGCATGTTCCTAGAATGAAAGATTTGAGAGTAATCGCGCTTGCCTGATATGGATTACTTAAAAGTTGAAGGACACTCTAACCTCTATAGAGATCCTAAAACAAATTCTATAGTGAATAAAAACTCTACGCAATATCAAGAATATGTTTCTAGAAGAGACTCAAGAAGTGAAGAGAATCAAAAGATACAAGATCTTGAGTCTGATTTTGCTAGAATGAAAGAAGATCTCAATGAGATTAAAAGTTTACTTAGGAGTTTAGCAAATGAACCCAGATGATATACAGTTGAATAATTTGTCAAAAAGTTTTGCATATACAAAAACAGCATCTGAGATAGATAGTATTGATGATAAAGATGCTTTAAAAAATATTGCAAAGGCATTCTGTAAACTTTATTATAAACAACAAGAAACAATGATAGCGATAGGAGTTCCATCAAATGGCTAATAGAGAGGTTACTTTTGACGAAGACTCTGGAACTCCCTTTGTCTCAAATTTAACCATTCAAGGTGGAGCTAGTTTTAGCAATACTTTTGAAGTAAAGAAACCAAATGGAACTGCTTTTGACTTAACAGGTTATAGTGGTTCTGCACAAATGGCAAAAAGTGTTGCTGTTGGTGCGACTCTAGGAGCAACTGAAACTTTTACAGTTGGAATAACTAGTGCTGCTGCAGGAAAAATAAAAGTTTCTTTAGCAGCAACGATTACTAGAGGAATTAGTGCGGGAAGATATGTTTATGATTTATTAGTAACAGATAGTCTTGAGCAAGTAGACGTACTTAGTACAGGAATTGCTGTTGGACAAACCGCAGGAATAGGAACAACCGCATTTGTCTTAAATAAGATAACCAATGTTGCAGTAGGAGATTCTATATCAGTTGGGGCAGCGATAACGACGGTGCCAGTGGTTTCTATTGCATCAACTCTAAACAAGGTAACTATAGGGACTGCAAATACTTCTCCTTTAGAGGTGCTTCCAGGAACTGCAGTCACTTTTACAAGAGTTGGTTCTGCCTCCACCATTTATAGAATTGTTCAAGGCAATATAATTGTGAAGGCTGCTATATCAGAATCACCCTAAATACTACAAGGAAACTTGTGATTAAATGGCACAACCAGCAAGTAGAACAGATTTAATAAATTATTGCAAGAGAAAACTGGGAGCACCAGTTTTGGAGATTAACGTTGCCGATGAGCAAATTGATGATCTTGTGGATGACGCTCTGCAATTTTTTCACGAAAGGCACTTTGATGGTGTGCAACCAACTTTCTTGAAATATCAATTTACTCAAGATGACATTGATAGGGGTAGAGCCCCAGCAGGAAATGAACCAAATGCAGGAATTGTAACTTCTACTGCAGAAGCAACAATCGTTGGAACTGCTGTTACATTTACATATAAAGAAAACAGTAATTATATACAAATTCCACCGTCAATTATAGGAATCAATAAAATCTATAAGTATGATGGCACTAACACAGTGACAAATAACATGTTTAGTGTCAAATATCAAATGTTTTTGAATGATGTATATTACATGGGTTCAATGAACCTTTTGAATTATGCAATGACTAAAACATATCTTGAAGATATGGATTTCGTATTGACAACTCATAAACAAATAAGATTCAATCAAAGAGTTGATAGACTTTACTTAGATGTTGACTTTGGTGACGTTAGAGTAGATGATTATATAATCCTGGACTGCAACAGACTCGTTGATCCCAATGACTTTACTAGAGTATATAATGATAGTTTTGTAAAACTTTATTTGACTGCTCTAATTAAAAGACAGTGGGGACAAAATTTAATTAAATTCCAAGGAGTAAAACTTCCAGGTGGAGTTGAACTTAATGGTAGACAGATATATGATGACGCACAAAAAGAAATAGATTCAATAATGGAGAGGATGTCCAACACCTATGAATTGCCTCCATTAGATTTGATTGGTTGATAATATGTTAAATCCATTCTTCCTTCAAGGTTCCTCAGGAGAACAAAGTTTAGTTCAAGATTTGATCAACGAACAGTTGAGGATGTATGGTGTTGAGGTTCATTATTTGCCTAGACAATATGTCACTCAAAATACTATATTGAGAGAGGTTATTGAATCTAAATTTGATAATGCATATCCAATAGAAGCATATGTCAATACTTATGATGGATATGGAGATAATACTCAACTTCTCTCTAAATTCGGTATACAAGCAACTAATGAGTTGACTGTGACTATATCAAAGGAGAGGTTTGAACTTTATATTTCACCATTAATAAAAAACGTACCAAACGTAAAACTTTCTACAAGGCCAAAAGAGGGAGATTTGATATGGTTCCCTCTCGGTGATAGATTATTTGAAATTAAATTTGTAGAACATGAAAAACCATTTTATCAACTTCAAAAGAATTATGTTTATGAGTTAAGATGTGAACTCTTCAGATATGAAGATGAAGTCATTGATACTGGAATTGAAGAGATAGATGATAGTGTATCTGAAGAAGGAAATATCAGCACTTTAACTCTGGTTGGATCTGGAGTTACTGCTACTGCCATCACTGGTATCATGACTAGTGGTGCTGTTCAATTGATCACACTTACAAACAGAGGTGAAAAATATATTAATGCTCCAACTGTTGCAATTTCATCTGCACCTGATACAGGATCCAGAGCAACAGGAATTTCTACTTTAATAAGTGGAATCATCAACTGTGAGGGAACAAAAATTGGCAGTAAAGTTCAAAATGTTTACATTAATAATCCAGGTTACGGATATACTACAGCACCTGGTATAGTCTTTATTCCAGAATATAGCGATCCAGGTGTTGGTGCAGCTGCAACTACTGTTATTTCCGATAATACAATTGGTATCGTAACTCTTACTTCGGGAGGATCAGGATATTCAACTACACCTGCTGTAACTTTCAGTGCTCCAGGAGGACTTGCTGGAC